CCGGAGAGCGGCACAAACACATGATTTCTGGCGACTTCATTGTACTACGTGCATTTCGAGGTGTCAATATCGGAACCCATAAAAAATGAGCTAGAGAGTGGGGTGAGACGGTGACGCTGGTAGAGCGCAGAAAGGCTGCCGGATTGACGCAGGCACAGGTCGCTAAGAAAGTGTGCGTCAATCAGGGCACAGTCAGCAGCTGGGAAACAGGCATGTATTTCCCGGCTCTCAAGTACCGGAAGAAGCTTGCCAAGCTGTACGGGTGTACAGTGGACGAGCTTTTCCCGAAGCAGTAAACCGGACAGCAGCCCATTTTACAGCACCATAGAATCAGGCGGCAGGGGATGCCGCCCCTGCCGCCGTCCTCGAGTATGTCTCCGCCGCTTCGCAATCGGTCTGGTATCTGGTTCGGCCATCGGTATTGATGGCCCCGACTCCGCCGGTCAAGCCGATACTGGGCATCAGATTCTATGGAGCGGCACTCCGCGCTTTGCTCGGACCTTATGCGATCATAAGGCTGTCGCGGAGGTTACCGGAGACTCAGGCGAGGGGTGCATGAGCCCTGATATGGCGTTAAACGCTTCCACCGGGCAACACCTCCTTCCTGTCAACCGGAAGACGAGATGAGCATACCACGGGGGATATGGTGCTGTCAAATGGGCTGCTGGGGAAAAAGAAAGCGAGGTTTGGGACATGCCGCGTGTAAAGCTGGCGGCGGAGAAATACGCCGCGGACGATCTACGGAAGCTGGTGAAATATCTGCTGTGCGACGAGAGCCAGGCGGATGTGGCCGACGCGATGGGCATCTGTGTTCGGACGCTCATGAGCCGCAAGGCAAAGCCGGAGGAGCTCAAGGTCTGGGAGATCCGGAAGATGACGCAGGCGGTGCGGATGAGCGCGGAGGACAAGGACAAGCTCCGGAAGCTCATTGTACCGTGAAAGGGGGGAACGGAATGTACAGCGAAAAGCTCGAGGCGATCCTTATGGAGTTTGCCGAGAAGTGGGCGAAGGAAGTGACAACCGCCGCAGAGGCGGAAGCTCTGGCGGCGGTTGCGATGGCGATTATTGAGAACCGGAAGCTCACATGGCCTTGCGGGGACGTTAAGCTCACGGTTGACGGGAACGAGATTGCATAAATCACGATCCGCTCGGGTAATCGCGGTTGAGCGCATTAAGCGCGGAATCATAAGCGGTTTTGTACTTCACGTACGCATCGACGGTCGCTGATTTGCTGCCGCCTACAACTGCATTTGCGAGGTACTGCGGCTTTATGATCTCTGCCAGCAGCGCAAGCGCAATATCGTGTGCGCGCTTTTCGTTATCGGTCATCGTCTCACCTCCTTTCTTGGAAGATGCTGACCAGTAATTTTGAAAGGGGGAATCGAACGTGAAAGTCGACCTTGATCGCCTGAAAGAAGGGATCAAGAAATCCGGCGTGCGGCAGCGCGTCATCGCGGAATGCGCCGGAGTCGGTGCACCGTCAATGAGCAACATGCTTCGCGGGAAACAGAAGCTGACGGCAGACGTTTTTTTGACGGTGTGCGACATGTGCAGGCTCGACCCGGCTTCCGTAGCGAAGCGCGACTGATGTGCGATTCCGCAGCCATTATACCCCGTGAACTACGGGTGATTCAACATTATATTATCAATTCGCAATATTTCGGCAATTCAGAACGGAGGAAACAGAAATGGAGAAAAAAAGAATCCCCTGCGCCGTAGTGACGCAGGGGAACGATGATGCGGAGCGCGAGTTGCGAGCTTCACTCCGCGTTGCACGAAAGCAGCTTCAGATGGTGGAACGTCTGGTTTGGCTGCAATGGCTGGCACTCATCGTGCTCGTGCCGACGTGCATTGTGCTTTTGTCGCGGATCTAACACCGCGACTCCATTTTACCAGAGAATTGGAGGGTATGCAAGATGTTTGATAAGCAGGACGCCGCCCCGGTGTGCGAGTGCATCATGTGCGGCGGCGAGATTTACCCCGGCGAGATCGTCTGGGACACGGACGAGGGCGCGGTACACATGGACTGCTGCCGGGCGTACATCAACGAGCACTACCTGTACAGCGACAGCGCGGCGGAAGACCTCATGCGGCTGCTGCGCGTGCCGACGAGGAACGCGACATGATCACCGTCGAGACGCGGCGCGAGGGGCTTACCAAGGTCGCCCCGGAGACGCAGACACGGCGGCAGGCCATTTACGAGTATCTGAGGTATTTCCCGGATGGGCTTACGGCCGAGGAGCTGACGGACTCGATGTACTGCGCGGGGCTCATCCCCGTGCGAGACAAAAATTATGTTAAACCCCGCCTCACGGAGCTGCGCAAGCTCGGGCTCATCGAGCCGGTCGGCAAGCGCGAGAGTGAGACAACCGGCGTCAACACGGCGGTGTGGGCAATCAAGGAGGACGAAAAATGAACATTTACGAGAAGCTCGCGGGCGTGACGGCGGAGCTGTCCGCAGTGGCGAAGAACCTCAACGTCAACGTCGGCAAGGGCAGCTACAAAGCCGTCGGCGAGGCGGACGTGCTTGCGGCGGTGAAGCCGCTCGAGCAGAAGTACGGCATCTACAGCTACCCCGTGAAGCGGCAGATTATCGACAAGGACGTCATCACGACGACGTCGAACTACAACGGCAACACGAGCGAGAAATCGCAGTTTTTCATGCGGCTTGAGACCGTGTACCGCTTCGTCAACACCGAGAAGCCGGACGAGTACGTCGACGTGACTACATACGGAGACGGCATCGACAACGGCGACAAGGCTCCCGGCAAGGCCATGACGTACTCGGACAAGTACGCGCTGCTCAAGGCGTACAAGATCATCACCGGCGACGACCCCGACCAGCAGGGCAGCGAGGAGCGAGGCTTCCAGCGCCAGAGCGAGGCGGCCAGACGCAGAGCGGTGGGAAAATGTGCCGACTGCGGGCACGTGATCGCGGACGTCGGCAATTGGGCGGCCGAGCAGATCGCGGAGTCCACTGAGAAGACCTACGGCGTCCGGCTCTGCTGGGCGTGCGCCACGAAGCGCAAAAAGGCGGCAGCCCTCGAGGCAGACGCCGCCGCGCTTGAATCGTGAAGGCCTCCGTTTTCCGGCCGTCCATCACAAAAGACGAGGACGGCCGGACGTGCCTGAGCTTCCCGGTGGTCGACATCTTCGCCGCCAGACGAATGGCGGCGAAGCTCAAGCCGGACGTGCGGTATATGCTTTCCGTCGAGAAGGAGAAAAAGCCGAGAAGCAACGACCAGAATCGCCTGATGTGGGAGCTTTGCCAGCGGATCGCCGAGGCGCTTGACATCAAGCGCAACGAGGTATACCGCGAGATCATCCGCGACTATGGCGACTATGTGACGGTGCGCGTCAGCAGGGCGGATGCGGTGTTAGTCGCCAACGAGTGGCAGGCGAAGGGCATCGGCTGGATCTCCGAGTGCGAGAGCGCGGACGGCGACGATCTGGTGCTCAGACTGTATCAGGGATCCAGCACATACGATACCGCGCAGATGACGCGAGTCATCAACGCACTCATGGACGAGTGCAAAACCCTCGGCATCGACGTGGACTATGAAAGGATGGCGACGCTGCTTGCGGAAAACTGATCGGGCAAAGGCCCTTGAGATCCCCACTTCGGTAAAGTGGGCAGTCGCGGACCGTGACAGCTGCGACGGGCATCCGTGCTGCATCTTCTGCGGCGCTCCGGCCCCGTTTGAAATCGCGTGGAGCAACGCACACTTTATTCCCCGCTCGCAGGGCGGGCTTGGCATCGAGCAGAACGTCCTGACGTCCTGCCCGGAATGCCATCACAAGCTCGACCAATCAACCGAGCGGGAGGAAATGCTTGAGTTCGCGGAAAAATACCTGAGATCAAAATACAAAGGCTGGATGCGAAGAAAATGCGTCTGGGGGAAAGGAAGTAACTATGCTTAACGTAATCACAATTTCCGGCCGGCTGACGGATCAGCCCGACCTTCGCAGAACCGGAAACGGAACGGCTGTCGCGTCGTTCACCTTGGCGTGCGAGCGCGACTTTAAGAACAGCAGCGGCCAGCGGGAGACGGATTTTATTCCGGTCGTCGCGTGGCGGCAGACGGGGGAGTTCGTTGCGAACCACTTTGGCAAAGGGCAGCAGGCCATGGTCACAGGCCGCTTGCAGGTAAGAAAGTGGCAGGACAAGGACGGGAACAACCGGTATGCGACCGAGGTCGTCGCAGAGCACGTGTATTTCTGCGGCGGGAAAGATGGCAAGCCCGCCAGCGCACCGAGCGAGGACTACGCGCTGCTGGACGATCCGGATGAAGATATGCCGTTTTAAGGGAGGAAAGAAATGAAAATGCAATTGAAGGCCTGCCCTTTCTGCGGGCAGGATGCGGCGGCGATGTATTGCAATTACAGCGGCCGATCCGGCAAGTACTTTACGTGGGTCGAGTGCGACATCTGCGGCGCGCGAAGCAAGGCTGCAACGTCTGATGACGATCCCTCAGACGGCGAAAAGTGGGACAATTACGCGTGCCGCAAAGTGGCCGCTGCCTGGAACGCACGCCGGGAGGGATGACGATGGCAAGAAATTACGCCGCTCTCCCTTACGAGTACTTAGAGGAAATGGAAGCCCTAAACGATGAAGAATTTGGCAGACTGATGCGTGCATTGCTGCTGTATAGCGCAACGGGTGAGCCAATGAGGCTTACCGGCAATGAGCGCTTCTACGCGAAGCGCATAATGGCGCAAGAGGACAGATTCCGCGACAGCTATGATGAAATCTCGTCGGCACGGAGCGAGGCGGGTAAAGCTGGTGCGGCTGCCAGATGGGCTAATGGCAAAAATGGCAAAGGCAAATTTGCTAATGGCAAAAATGGCAAAGCCATCGCCGCCAATGGCAAAAATGGCAATACCGAAACCGATACCTATACCGAAACCAATACTCTGCCATCTATCGATGGCAAGAGAGATAGCGCGCGCAAGCGCTTCACGCCCCCAACGCTCGAGGAAGTCATCGAGTACGCCAGAGAGCGCGGGAGCACGGTAGACCCGAAGCAGTTTTGGGAGTACTACAACGCGGGTGGCTGGAAGGACGCCAAGGGCAACCCCGTCCGCAATTGGAAGCAGAAATTCCTGACTTGGGAAAAACATGAAGCGCCGAAAGGCGCAGCCCCGGCGCGGCCGAAGACGAACCCGGCCATTGGAACGCCGGGAGACTACGAGCGGGAGGCAATCGCCCGCCTGCACAAGAGAGGGGACAGCCTTGAGTGAAAGCAAGAAAGCTCGGGCAGGCGGCAAAAAGCCTGCCGCGGGGAGGACGCAGCCGGTTGAACTCCGGATCCCTTATCCCCGCAACAAAAGCCAGTTTTGCAAAGCCTACGGGCTTAACGCGTACTACGCTGGGATGCACTGGAGCCGGAGGAAAGAAAACGCCGACCGGATGCACGACACGGTGACGGCGGTGCTGCTGAGAGACCACGTCAGCCGCCTGCCCTTCACCAAGCCCGTGCGCATCACCTTCTGGCACTGCGACCGAATGGACATTGACAACCACGCAGTCGTCGAAAAGCTCATCGTCGACGCGCTCAAGGGCTGGCTGCTGGAAAACGACGACCGGAGATTCTACGTCGAGCGCGTGAGTAAATTTCACGCCGACGAGTGCATCCGCGTGAGAATCGAGGTGGCCTGAATGCCGAGAGCACTTGATCTGGCAGGGCAGAAATTCGGAAAGCTGACCGTCCTTGAGCGTGTGGGAAAAGACAAGCACGGCCACTACGTTTGGCGATGCCGCTGCGACTGCGGAAGCGAAGTGATGGCTGTAGGCTACGCCATGCGGAGCGGGACGCGGAGAAGCTGCGGAAAGTGCGGCAAGACGCCGGTCGAGCGGGCGGTTGACATCGCCGGTCAGGTTGTCGGCGACTACATGGCCGTCGAGCGCGTCGGGACGTATGGGACAAGCGCGAAGTGGCGATGCGTCTGCACGAAGTGCGGGAGTGAGAAGGAGCAGGGCGCGTACCAGTTCCGGATCGGCAAGCGGGCGTCATGCCCGGTATGCACGGCCGGGATGAAACGGGGAGAGGTCATCGCGCGGCTGGCAAAAATCAAGCGCGAGCAGGGGCTTGTGCAGGACAAGCCAAAAACGCCTGCGCCGGAAAAGCCTAAAAAGCGGATGACGCTGGAAGAAATCAACGCGGCGGCGCGGGCGCATCACATGACATACGGGAAGTATGTGGCGGCGTGCCGGGAGCAGGAGGGAAGAAAAAAATGAGGATCATCAAACCGGGCGTCGAGATCATGACGCCGACGGACGGGATTTTAGAGCACCTTGAGCGGTGCGGCCGCGTCTGCTACAAGTCGGAGGACAAAATCGCGGACGGGACGGCGGAAAAGTTTATCGCCGGGATCATCAAGCGCGGGCACGAGGCGGTGCTTGAGCACGCGTCGATCACGGTCAAGTTTACCTGCGACCGCGGCGTGTCGCACGAGATCGTGCGGCATCGGATGGCGAGCTACTGCCAAGAGAGTACCCGCTACTGCAACTACTCCAAGGATGGGTTTGGCGGAGAAATTACAGTCATCCGCCCCCTTTATCTGGTGGAGGGCACCGAGGGCTGGCAGTATTGGAAAGTGGCCTGCAGGATGGCAGAAAAGTCGTATTTTGAACTGCTTGGATGCGGATGCACGCCGCAGGAAGCCCGCGCTGTCCTGCCGAACAGTCTAAAGACCGAGCTTGTGATGACGGCCAACATCCGCGAGTGGCGTCACTTTTTAAAGCTACGCTGCGACAAGGCGGCGCATCCGCAGATGCGGGAGGTGGCCTTGATGCTGCTGGATAAGCTGCATAAGGCCGTGCCGGTGTGCTTTGACGATGTAGCGGAAAATTTCCGCGGGAAGGAGAAAAAATGAATCGTGAAATGTGCCTCGACGAGGCGAAAAAGTGCGTATGCACAGATAGGAATCAGCAGTACGGCGAGCCGGAGCAGAATTTTACGGTGATCGCGCAGCTTTGGCAGACGTATTTACAGGCTGCGACCAAAAAAGACGACATCGAGATCCTGCCGAGCGACGTCGCAACGATGATGGTGCTTTTTAAGGCCGGACGCGTGGCGACGGCGTATCAGGCAAAGGCGGACAGTTTTGTGGATATGGCAGGCTACGCGGCTTGCGGGTGCGAGCTGGCGACGGGGTACAGTCCATTCGATGCGCAGACGGAGCGAAACGATGGATAAAGAGCAAACCGCGCTCGAGCGGCTCCGCGCGGCTGCGCAGATGAGCGAGCAGTTTTACCACGCGCCGCTGATCGTCACGACCTCCGGCGGAAAGGACAGCTCCGTGTGTGTCGCGCTGGCACAGCGTGCGGGCATCAATTTCGAGGTGCAGCACCACCACACGACCGCCGACGCGCCGGAGACGGTACGCTTTGTGCGGGAGGAGTTTAAGCGGTTCGAAGCGCTCGGGATCAAATGTACGATCAATTACCCTACATACAAAGGCAAGCCAACGTCCATGTGGGCGCTGATTCCGCAAAAGCTCATGCCGCCGACACGATTAGTCCGCTATTGCTGCGATGTGCTCAAGGAGCAGGGGGGGGCTGGCCGCATGATTACGACGGGTGTCAGATGGGCAGAGAGCACAAGCAGGAAAAACAGCCGCGGAGTGTACGAGGCGACCGCCAAAGATAAGGCGAAACGTATAATTTTGGCAAACGACAATGACGACAGGCGGAAACTTTTCGAGCGATGTATGCAAAAGCGAAAAAGCGTGTGCAATCCAATCATCGACTGGACGGACACGGACGTTTGGGACTACATCAAGTCCGAGAAAATCCCAATCAACCCGCTGTATGGGTGCGGCTTTAAGCGCGTCGGTTGCATCGGCTGCCCCATAGCGGGGAAATCAAGATATGCAGAATTTGCGAGGTACCCCAAATACCAAAAGCTCTACATAAGCGCTTTTGACCGCATGCTCGCCGAGCGAGAGCGGCGCGGGAGGATGGACGGATCGTGGAGGATTGGGACGACTGGTCTTGACATCTATCACTGGTGGATGGAGGACGGTGTGCTCCCCGGCCAGATGGAGATGGACGAGCTGATGGGGGAGGACGACGTATGAGAGTGCTGATAGCCTGTGAGGAGTCGCAAGAAGTCTGCAAAGCGTTCCGCGCGTTAGGGCACGAGGCGTATAGCTGTGATATACAGGAGCCGAGCGGCGGGCGGCCGGAATGGCACGTCCTCGGCGATGCGCTGAAAGCCATCATGGGGGGGCAAGTGACCACGATGGACGGACAGGTGCATGAGGTCGAGCAGTGGGACATGATCATCGCATTCGTGCCTTGCACCAAGACGAGCAACGCCGGAGCGCGGCACCTGTACAAGGGCGGGAAACTCAACCTCACACGGTATTACGAGGGATTGTGCGGTAAAGCGCTTTTCCTCGCGGTGTGGGCGGCAGACTGCGACAAAGTCGTGATCGAGAATCCTACGCCAAGCAAGATTTTTGATTATCCGCCGCCGACACAAGCGATCCAGCCGTACCAGTATGGGCACGAGTACAGCAAAAAGACGCTACTATGGGAGCGCGGCGTCCAGCCGCTTGAGCCGACCTGCATCGTGGAGCCTGTTGCGACGTGGTGTCCAAGCGGAAGTTACAGCGGGGGACACGGGGAGCAGTACAAGGGCATGTTTACCACAGATCGTGCAAAGAACAGGGCGAAGACTTTTCCAGGCATCGCCCAAGCTATGGCCGCGCAGTGGGGCGGAGACATAAGGGAGGATAAAAATGAAAGCATATAAAGGCTTTGATAAAAATCTGAAATGCCGCGATTTTCAGTACGAAATCGGCGGCGAGTACACCGAAGAGAATGCGCAGCTCTGCGAAAGAGGATTCCATGCGTGCGAATACCCGCTCGATGTTTTCGGCTACTATCCCCCGACGGATAGCCGATTTTGCGAAGTCGAGCTGGACGACGTATCTGCCGAGAGGAAAGGAGATAGCAAGGTGTGTGCGAAGCATATCAAGATATCTGCCGAAATCGGAATAGTCGGGATTGTAAAGGCGAGTGTGGAATACATCAAGTCCAAAATTTCTGGCGAACCGGCGTCGACCTCGGGCTACCAGTCCGCGGCGACGAATACCGGCTACCGGTCCGCAGCGACGAATACCGGCGACCAGTCCGCGGCGACGAATACCGGCTACCAGTCCGCAGCGACGAATATCGGCTACCGGTCCGCG